CGTTGTGCAGCAACAAAAGTCTGAACTGGGGCTAAAGTAGCTACTGTGCTTCCTTCAACTGCTACCAGCCCAGCACTAACTCGTGTGATTGTTGTATCTGTAGCTGCACCGACATTAAGAGCAGTAAACTGAGGACTGTCTCCAGTACCTACACCGAATGCAGTACGTGCAGCATTAGCAGTACTTGATCCAGTGCCTCCTTGAGCTATAGTAAGATCAGTAGATAATCCTGTTAGTTGTGTAATATCACTATTAACACCTGATCCTGCAAAACTTAAAGCAGTCTTCATCTCTGCTACACTTTTAGATACATATGCTGTAGCACCTGCATTAGCTTGTAAGAACTCACTAGCTGTAATAGTAGAAGGCAAATTAGTACTAGCAGCAGATGCAGCACTAGTTACAGCACTTGCAGAGGCACTAGTAGCACTTGCATCGGCAGCAGCTAATGGAGCAGTTAAATCAATAAGTGTAAGTATATTGCCAGCAGCTACATCAAGATCATAAGTAGTAGTAGATGTGAAACCACTAAGAGTAACTCCATACCTGTTTGCATCAACTAAAAACGTATTAACTGTATACGCTGTAGTTGCTGTATATGCGCCACCACTAACAAATTCCGTAGTGAATGAAGACCATCTACTCGCATTAGCAGCACGATCCTCTGCAAACGTACCTGTACTTGGAGTACTATGAGATGTATTACATTCCCAAATAGTAAACAAGTCTGGATCAACATACCTATCACCAGCAACAACTGTAGTAGCATTCTGCCACGTACCTTTGAAGTTAAGGATAGAGACAAATCTTGCTAACACAGCATCTAATGAACGCCAGTTATCTCTTTCATTCTCATGCCAAGGAATCTTATCAAATTCGATTAATTCAAAGGCAAAGTTAGTAGTTCTATCTACCATAACTCACCTCTAAACGTCGATTTCAGTACCTACAACTTGTATATTCATTGCATTCAATGCCGTAACGGCTACTGTATAAGATACAATGTCACCTGCTGAGAGATAATAAATCATAGGAGCAGGAGCTACTGTCAATGCAGCAGTTAAGCCACCAGGAGTAACAGTTGCAGAAGGATCATTAAACAGCAATGCATTACTAGAGTGAAAGAACTCTACAGTAGTAAGTGCAACAGACGTTGCAACAGCAATACCATTTACATTAATAGCTAATGTACCACTACTATCAGCACCTGACTTAGCTAAGAACATGAGTTGCACTTTAGCAGCCTTGCCCGTTGGAACAGTATAAACAGTAGTTGTGGCGATAGAGACTGTAGTTGCTTCTCCAAGTACACCAATTTTATCAGACATCTTATTCTCCTTACGAGTTAATAGCTACACGGCCAAATGCAATATCCCTTGCGAGGACACCTGTTTGTTCCGAATGTTGAATTGTAACAGCATTAGTTACTGCTGCATCTAAATCGCCTTGCTCTACAAAATTGTAGAATGCTTTCGCTCCAGCAACACTTGTACGTTGTTGAAGGGCAGTAATTTCGTTACTAAGAATAACCATCTGAGCACGAAAAGTAGATTTACTTACCTTTACATTATCAGCAGGGAAGGCTGTATTGACATCACTTGTCATTCTCTATCTCCTTGGCGAACCAGTATGGTACGCAAGTGTTATTGAAATAAACTTTAATTCTTTTGTAGCATCACCAGACATACGTAGTTTCTGTAACTTATACTTAACTGTCCAAGCATATAAGTTTTCTAATCTAGTAGGTCTGCCACCACCAAAATCATCTCCGAACTCGTCAGCACCAAATCCAGGAGCATCTCCACCTTCAAATTCCATACTAAGAATTGGATTAAGTACATCTACATCCCATCCTAGATCATCATCAAACTTAAGGACATCTTCTTCCCAATCTTCTCCTAGATCAGTACGATCAAGATAAATGTTATCTGTAAACATCTCAACATGAAACCTATTATCTCCTACGGTATCAAAGTTCAAATACCTACTACCCTTAGTAAGAAACCGTTGTCTATTATCTGACCACGGTAATTCCCATACAAATTTAATAGCTATGCCACTATTTTTAGCATCTACAATAGGAGTAAAACCAGTATAGTCTGTCCAAGGAGTATCATCATCCCACATTTCTTGACTACCTTCGTAGTCCTTATATATGTTATCTCCGTCATGTTCCTCACCAAGTACAAATACTTCTGTACCTTCTGTCATAAACACTCTTTTTAATGCTGATACACAACCTGAACGAAAATTCCAATTCTTCCAATCAGCCCATGCTTCAATCTTTAACTTTTCATTTCTCTTATATACAAAGCATCTTGTCGTTGTAGTATTAGCTGCAAGATCATTATCAGGAATAAATAACATATAGTTGTCAGAGTGATTATCCCATATAGCCCAAGTACGGTCTTCAACAGCAAGAGTAGATTGTAACTTATTAATATACTGCCTGTATGCAGGATCAATAAGCTGTGAGTCTCTGTTACTTGTGACACTACCAGTAAACAATGCTCTCTTAGATGAACCAACACCAGACTGATCAGCAAATAACATGTTTTCACCGACAGTAGCAATCACTCTATGAGATAATGCTCCAACACTTTCGATAGCATCATCAAAATCAGGAATATGATTATCCCCACTAAAAGTACCAATCGTTCCAGGTAGTACTGAATCAGCAAACATGACCATTAAATTATCTCTAAATCTACCAAGTCCTTTAATAATGGGATCGCCACTTGGAACCCTGGAACCAAGATCGACATTAACAGCATCATTAGGAGCACTATCACCAACCCAAGTACCAGACGTATCGGTATTAGAGATATATAATCTATCTTCTGCTCCCTCTTCTGGATCACCTGCCATGATAAGATAACGATTATGAGTAACCACAAACCTACAAATAGGAACATTTGCATTAGTGTCATCAGCCAAATCCTTTAAAAAGCTGCACTGCATTGCATTATTTACTATTAGTGGTTTATTCACACCATTACATATGATTAGTTCACCATTAAAGATAGCAAAAGATACGAAAAAAGTAGTAGTCCAACCACTAGGGGAACCAGATAATGTACCAGCAATAGCATCATCCCATATTAAAGATGCAATACCGAGACTATCTATCTTTACTACTTTACCATTTTGTCCTACAGCAACAAGAAAGCCATTAAAGTAAGAAATGTTAATGATTACATCCAAGAACGCACTTGTTTCAGAAAATAGTCGCGTACCAGGACGTACAGCATTAGCACCATCTATTCCTCTATGCATATTCTCTAACTTCTTAGAGAACTTAGTATCTAAGTTTAGATCATTATCAGACTCATTCCATCCACCACTAAAGTCCCGTATAGTGGCATCAAGTAAAACGTTACTACGTTGTACTTGTGCAGATCGTCCTCTAGGACCGGATGGGAATAAGAATGTATCCATTAAAAGGGTATCACATCATCTATATCTGACAACTCATCAAAGAGTTGTATATCAGCTTGTGTGGCATTTCCAGAACGTAAACGATGTTTAATTTCTTCTAACAATCTGTCTCCTTCGCCATTGAGGCCATTACCAAAACCATTTGAATATGAATCTATTACATCTTGTGCTGCATCATCTGGCATTCGTTCAAAGTGTCCGTAATCTTGTCTTACTGAGGCTATGTGTCTAGGAGCAACATTATCTGAAAGACCATGAAGAGCACTATCATCATCATCAACATAATCCCAAGGGTCTGGTCCTTCGTCTCCTTGATCCCTTCTTAAAACTCTATTAGCTTCATTCCTTCTAGTAGTAGCTGCTTCATTCTTATTATATATCTTACGATTTGCTGTTTGTTCTACTTTACCTGGACCTTCAAATTCTAGTTCTCCTAATCTCTGTTCACGTTTCTTACTTGTTATAGCACGTAACATTGCTGCCCCTGCTGGATCAGGAAGTTCTCCATAATTAGCAGAAGCTGGCCCATTGAAAAGATCACTAGTACTTTCTACACCTAAGCTTCTATCTTCAGCAGGACGTAGCCCTTTCTTCTCAGCTTTAGCACGTACTTTAGGAATACTAATCTCTGCTGGTGGACCTCCATGTTGAGACTTCGCACCAGTAACTCTACCACCAGTAAAATTACCAGTAGTATTCTTTAGTGGCTTAGTTAAAGCAGCTTGTCCCATCATTTCTAGCATCTTTGGTCCTTTACCAAACAGTGTACCAGATTTAAGACTATCTCCAGGCTTTAGTCCTCTAAGTAACAGTTGATCTAACAACTCAGACTGTGGATGAAGCTTTGGTCCTGTTATTGCATCTTTGGCTTGTTGCTCATTAATTCCACCTTGAGATTTAGGTCTACCAATTAAGTCCTTTACTTGTCTTGGATTAGGTAATGCATTCTGTACTAGTGTATGCATATTATTACCATTACTTCCTAATCCTCCACTAAATATTGTCGGTACTGAGTTATCAGCTTTATCTACAATACCGTATGCTGGATTCTTTCCACCAGCTAACATCATAGTCTTTAAGTCTTCACCTGGAGCTAACTTCTTAGCTGGTCCTATACCAGGAATCATACCAACAGCATCCATTGCTGCACCACTAAAGTCACCTCGTCTTATACTTCCTGGTAAATCATATGCAGACTGTAACGCTCCTAACGGTGTAAAGTCTGCTGTACCAAGTATACCTTCAATTATTTTATTAGTGCGATGTCCTTCAGCCCCAAAGAATTGGGCTATATCTTGCATAAGACTTTTAGGAGTAGTATCAGCCGCCTTTAACTTTCCTTTAGGTCTAAACTCATTATTAGCCATTATGCTACCCTATGCACTACACTAACTCAACAAAGCTAAACGTCTGTGGAATAGCTGTTACAGGATCGAGGCTAATAGGTGCTGAGTTAAAGGTATTTTTGAGTTGTTTCACCCTAGCCTCGAACAGGAGTTGGAACTTCTGAGTTGCATTAGGATTTGTGCCATCATCTTCTAAGTAATCAAAGGTGGCTCCAAGTATCAATGCTTGATCATCAAAATCAATCTCATCTGTTCCAATAAACGTAGTTGGCTTAGTACGATACTGGATGTCTACATTACCAGTAGCAGTCTTAGGCCAGATATTAAATACTTTAGTAATCTTATTAGTAGCCGTAGGCCCTAATGATTCAAAATGAATAGGTGTTGTACCTGATAAAGTGTTTGGATTAGTAGTAAGGGCAGCTAACTTTGTAAGTGCTGAATTACTATTATCAGGATAAATTACTCGTATGTCTTCAAACCGTTTAAGAGTATCAGTGAGATCAGCAGTAACTACCCCTAATGTCCCATCTAATGTAAAGGTAGTCCATGAAAGAAATTGAGGCCAAAAGACCTCTTCAAACATAACGTCAAACTTATGCTGGATCATCTCAGCAATGCGATCCTCTGCATAAGTCTGTACGCCAGTACCAGCTACCATAGACAACCTATCGGCTGTCCTAGTAATTAATTGAGTTAATGTACTCATGATATGACAGCAGAAGTGTCGGTAGGTCGAAGGGGAGGAATAAGACCTACCGACTATCTTCTATGTCTAACCAGTAAACTGCTCGACACCGTGAAGATCACTTGTGTTACACAAGTAACGAATTTCACTTACAATTGAACCATCACTAGCAGATGCAGCATCGAACGTGCCACGAGGATCACCCGTAGTAGCCGTCTGTGGATCAGTAGTAATGGCGGCTGTTAACACTCCAGCAGCAACAACTCCATCTTCAGTATCACTAAGCAAACTTGTTCCTGCATAAGGAATACCAAGCTTATCTGCCCAACCTACATCAACAGTATCAGAAGCTGCCCCAGTAGCAATAGCCATACTATCAACATATTTAAAGGCTTTAGCACCAGCAATTACTCCTGTGCCTGAAAGTGTAAAACTTTCTGACATAATTTGACCAAGATAATCTCTACCAGTAATTGATAACACATGATCAGACCCAGCACTTCCTGTGCAAGATAGTGTTCGACCAAATGTAGCATCAATCATACCAGAAGTAGTAGTTAGTGAAGTAGCACTACCATCAAACGTATTCTTGTAGTTAGCAGAAGTGTAACTTGTTGCTGAGTTAGTAGCACTTACTCCATCCCAAATACCATCTGCATCAATAGCAGCAGGAGCACCAAGACTAATAAGAACAGCATTACCTACAACATCAGCAGCAAATTCCATGTTAGGAACATACTGACTAATACTACGTGGGCGGTTGTCTGCGATAACTTTCGACATAACTTATATCCTTTATATTTGTGCGACTTTAGAAGTTCTAGAACGACTAGATACTTGCTCTGACTTAGATTTGAGACTGGTTTGGGAAGCTGTTCCCATTACATCTCCAGAATCCATATCTACTAATTCAGGGTCTTGCAAGAAACCTTGACGTTCCATCTCTTCGCGGGTCCAAACGTGAATAGAGGAGCCACTAGGAAAGTACACCATCCAACCGCCATCTTGTTCGATATCTTCAAACTCGAAGCCTCCTAAAAGTTTAGGATTACCCTCTTTATCATTAATGGGTTCTCCTTTAGCATCTTTTAGTGTCTTAGGTGTAGCAACTCTTCGTAACCTTGTTTCCTCTATTTTATGTACTTCAAAACGTGGCTTGATATTCGTATTCATCCCCTTCACTCCTTATACTACGAGTTAATCAAAACGGCGTGAGTACGGAAAGCTTTCCACATGCACCACTGACCTTGCCAAACAATCCTACGACCTTGAGCATCAATCGTCCAAGGAGATACGAGTTCCTTAACCTTCATGTTAACATGCTTAAGAATATGTAGACGCAAGAACTTACTATTAATAAAGAACGCCTTATTAACAGGACAGTCTTCATCATACATCATTGGAATGTTTTGGTGTTTAACACCAGAGAACCCTAAGTCCATCATCTTCTTACCAGAATTAGACTCAGACAGATTAATCACTACCTTATCACGTACAGCAGTACGATAATGACGATACAGATTACGACCCGTAAGGATAACATCTGGCTTATCACCTTTAAGAGTAAGGTCCATCAAGATATCATCAAAGGCTTCTTCAATGTTAGTCGAGTCTAGATTGCCATTGAAATCGTAAGCTGAAGTTCTCCACTGAGATTCCGTGGCCCGATTAATATTACCAACTGTACCTGTCGTTGGATCATCAGGAATAAGAAGTCCAAGACCTTGAGGATCAGTACCAGCACCAGAAGCATACAAGTACTCAGAGAACTTCTCTTTAATACTTTCTTCTAGTACATCAATCTTTGCCTTCATCAATTTAAAGATTTGTGCTGCACCTTGGTTCTCATCTTCTTCTTGATCACTAATGACAACACTACCAGCAACACGCGCCCAATTATACGTTACCGTATCAAACTCATTGGTCTGTGTGATTGGTTGTTCATCATAATATTCATAAGATGAAATGTTAGGGTTACGACCCAACGTGAGAGGGTTCGTAATTTCGTGACCACCATCTTCAAATTCAACACGATTATTAGCGAAAGCCCATGCCATAAGAGCATTAGACTTAATAGAAGCCAAGATTAGCTTCTTGCGTGACTTCGTAAGTGTTGAGTTGAGTACTGTGGCAATAGGTGTACTCGCCATTTAACTTCTCCTAAAATGTTATTCCAGCCTCTCGCATGGCATCTTTAACGATGTCACCCGTAGAGGTATTAACGTCTGCTACCGAGGCAGTATCAGTAGTATTAGCTTGAACTACTTTACCGTTAGGTAACTGTTGCTGTGTATTTTCTACTGGACCTTGTACCTTCTGAGCATCGTGCTCTTGTTGTAATTGATCTAGTGGCTTATTCCAATCAAGACTCTTCTGTAAGTAGAAGTTCTGGAGCTTTAAATACGCAGCTTCTGGAGATAACGTACTATCTTCTGTCAGAAGTCGGGCGAGTGAGCTTTCATGTATTGCTGCATCAGGATGTCTAGTACTAAACTCATTGTATAGTCTTTGACTCTCTGCACTAGCAGCAGTAGTTTCGGCTCGTCCTTGTTGTTCTGTTACTAATGGTTTAACAGCATTATCTATCATCTGTTTGATGGCTTGTGTGTCCATCCCACCACCACCAGTAAGCAGTGCATCTATATTATGCCCTGCCGACTGTGCTTGTGTCAACATATAACTTAATGTTTCTACAGGATTTTCTTTATATGAACTAATAATTTGTGCGCCAGTAGTCACCTCTTCAGGAGACAATCCGTATTGTGTGCCAATTGTACCAGCATTATTAATTGCATCCATCTGTGCCTTAACAGTCTCTAACTCTTTAGTAATATTATCAGCACGAGATTTTTCACGTTGGGCGGTTTCATAGAACCTACGTTCCTTACCACCAGTAGCAATTATTTGTCCATCTGCTCCTACTAAGTCTTGGGGACCACGAGCAGTTTGTTGTTGCTCTTGAGTACTGCTTCCCTCAATATCTTGTTCACTACTGGCTGTAGATGCTTGTTCTGTAGTCTCCTCCGACGTTCCTGCATCTTGTTCTTCTGTGTCATCGCTTGTAGTCGGTTCATCCCCTTCTCCAATACTATCTAAAATCGCTTCATCGGTGCTTACCAAGGTAATCTCATCATCTAACATAGTTCATCCCCTATTGTGGTTGCTGTGCTTGTTGTGGATTTTGTACTTGCTTAAGTACGGCCTCTAGTGCTTGTTGTGGTGGAACGCCTGATTGAATTGCCTGTTGTACTTGATCTTTCATTTCAGGTGGTAGTTTCGTAAGTATCTCTTGTAACTGTTGTGGACTAGCAGAACCTACATCACTTTCTGGTCCTGTAGTAGGATCAGTACCAGGAGCACCTTCTTGTGGTTGTGGTGGACCTTGTGGACCTTGTTCTGCTTGTGCCTTCTGATCTACAGCTTCTTTTAACTCAGTCCAATCCTCTTCACGCATTGTAACTTCATCAAAGGCTTTCTCCATTACTTGTAGCATGATCTTTAATGTAGGTCCAGGAGCAGCGTTTACAAACTGACCTAGCACCTGTCCGAACTCTAATGCTTCCTCTTTTTTGGAAGCAGAGGTGGGTTTTTTTGTTGATCCTCCTACTACAATTAAAGAGAGTTGGCCTATATCTTCTGGACTCATGTTCTCCCATTCAGAACCTTCCTCACCAATAAGAGCTACTACTTGTTCTACTGGCATATGCATAAGACATAATTGAGCAATACCCCAATATATTTGACCAATCCAATCTTCTATCTGATCAGACTTCTCATCTACTCGCATATTAGCAGCTTGGGAATTGGCAGCAACAGCAGCCTTGTTAGTATTAGTCTTAAACTGTTCTCCTCTCATAACTGTACCTACTGAGGATATACGATCTATTGCACGATAGTAACCTTCTTTATCAAACATCTTATCATATTGAATGGAAGGTGGGGGTATTGATCCAATAACATCAGCTAACTTAACATCAGGCGGCACGTTAAGTCCCCTAGCTGTGCCATCATCACCGTTCAATACAGCAGTCGCATCTTCTTGGCTGATAACATTAGTGTTATAGAAGATGTTGCGCCTCGCCCACCTTCTTACCCTCTTCATTTCATCAGTCACTTCATTAATTGCATCCTGTTGATCTAAGTAGTAAGAGACTTCCCCCTTAGATAACGGACCATTTGGTGACTCAAAAAACGTAAGTGGGTAGAAAGGAAAGAATGTATCTAACTGTAGTGGATCGTCCCATACCCATATAGGCCATGTCCAATCCTTACTATTAAACATCATAACTCGTCTAGTAACTTTATCCCATACAATAAAGACCTTAGTCATCTTAGCTTTATCAAATGACTCTTCATCGGTGAAACCAAAGTCCTTAGCCTTATCCGTATCATTATCATAAAGACTAAAATTATCTGCACTATTATCCTCTGTCTCATCAGCATCTAAGGATGCCTTCATAACATGAGTAGGTTTGTAAATAGACTTATACTCTAACCCACTTTTATCTTTGTTAGCAAATTTAGCTAAGATAAACTCTGTAGGTAACATGTCTTCTTCAATAAGCCAATTGGCATCAGTAAGATCAATCTCTTTCGCATTAGGATCAACCATGATTTCATTTGGAGTCTTTACCATAGCAAAAGGACCGGAAGGCTGTAGTATATCAATACTCTCTTCTAATGCTTTCAATTTACCTTCAATCTCTACAATGTCTTTGCCACTAGCTTTCTCTAATTGTTTAGCTAGATCAGCTAGGTCTGCCAATGCTCGTTCACTACTCTCTTCTTTCTGTATCCAACCAATCTTCATCCATGCTCTATTTGTAAGCAAGCATGTAACCACACACCTCTTAGCCTTTGGTTTGAGGTTAATACCTGGAGCAGCTTTTCTTCCTCCAATAACATTAACAAGTCTTTCAAGGATTGTAGCTTGTCTCTTCTTACTCTCGACGTTGCTGGTAAATTCTGCTTCAGGGTTTCTTGCATACAGTGCTGGCACCATAGTAGTGACATTAGAAAATACAACATTCTCTGTTTCTGTAATATTGTTATTAAGTTTTTGATTGCCTATGTTATTACCACTAGCATGATCTTGTGCATCTCTATGAGACAACTGATCATTCTCAAAATAACGAATAGCCTCATCCCATGAGTCACGCACTTCTTTAGTATGTTCTTTAGACTGACTAACGCGAGACTTCCAAATCTTACCAGTAGCCTTAGATACAGGAATCTTACTACTACCAATTATCTGATAGGAAGGTTTAGTCTTGCCCTTACGTTTACGTTTAGGTCTGTCATCACCTAATGATTCATCAATGTTTTTATCGACATCAATAGGTATTTGATCTTCAGCCATGTCTTAAATTCCTTCTAGTCTCTTGTATATCACGTTCCCCCCATGTAGTCCAACCTACTTCTTTGGGGCTGTTGGCTACACGAAGCTTACTAATATTAGGACGTTCTGACAACATATACTTAGTAGTATCCATTGCATGATCATCTCTGTCTACAGGTTTATCCATTTGCTCACCCATAGGATTCTTCATCCAATAGTAGTCATTAATTTCATTTATCCACCACTCCAATTTATCTGACACATACATATAAGGAGAATTGTACTCTCCTGTAATTGGATTCTGATGGTGTTGCTGTGGTATAAGATATTGGTTAATTTTAACAATTCCATTAGAGATATCATTATTACCTCTTCTACATACAATGTTCTCTTCCATAAACATATCACTAATAGCTTTACCTACTAATTTCCCACCAGCAGCCTTACGCCTAAAGATGTCTGGATCGGCCAGTATCATGTTTGACTCAACAACACTATACTCATTACGAATACGCTTGATATCAGCAATATGGTCATCAAGGGGCGATTCTTTCTCATACTGACCATCCATAAGGAATACGTTACCATGAGGGTCGCTAAAGCCTAGTAGGTAGCAATAAGGTACAGCGAGGCCATAATCATATCCTTCTAAATACGTGATGCCTGTTGTTGTCAACTGTAATTGCTTATAGTAGTTCTCTATACTATGATGCGACATTACATGTATAGTCTCATTGAATACTGGATATACTAAACCCTCATACGAGGCCCATTCTCCCATTAAGAACCTAGATCGCATCTGTCCTTTATAAGAAGATTCCAAGGTCTTAATAAAATCCTGTTCCAGATTATCTTTATTTTCGTATGTAGAACCTTCATAAATTTCAATAATAGGGACAGGAAGCTTTTCTTCATTAAATAACATCTTGCCATCTGCATCTGTTTCACATAACAAGTCTTCATTAATATGTCCTAGTTTTAGTTCATGTACTGGTTTGACTAACTTACGGTATACCCAATTACGTGTAGGATTGGTAGTAAGGACAAACCAACGAGGCCCCGTCTTAGGCATTGTAGGGTCTTCCCCATCATAAGGAGTCATCCCTCTAAGTCTTCCTAGTAAATCTAAAAAGTCTTTATGTACTATCTCAGGGTCTTCCATCTGGTCTACAAATATTGCATCATACGTAGCACTAAGAAGGTTTGAAGTAGTTGCTTCATTCCCTAACTTACCTTGCTGTGCTATATATCTAAAGTTAATTGTTGTTCCATTAGTAAGAGTACATGTGTTCGATCCATTAGCACTTTTTGGAAATGATTTAATCCAGTCAGAAGGAAGCCACTTAAGAAACTCTTTTCGTAAAGTATCATTAAGTTTAGGATAAGTACTACGGGCCATAAGTATATTTGCCCCAGGATAGTCTTTCGCAATACGTATGCATTTAATGCACGCAGCACTTGTCTTACCATTTGCAAATCCGCCACCATACAGTTGTACCTTCCCCTTAGAGTTAAGGAACCTATCCTGTAAGCTATTACGTTCTAATCGAAAGTTAGGCACTACAGAACAGCTACCCAATCAGCATTAGTAAGTGCATCAGTATTCAATGCACCGTCTACACGTTTAGCAACATAGTTAGTATCACTAGCCACATCATGTGCAATCTCTCCGATAAATGTTGGAACTAAGTTACCAATAACAGTAGCAGCACCTCTATTGACACTACTATATTTATTCTCTGGTCCTGCACCAGTGGTTCCTCCACCATTACCACTTGACTCTGCTACAATAGCCATATTACTTCTCCTTAACAACTTTAGGTGTACGTGCAATTCGTTCTAATTGACGACGACGACTGTTACTCATTTTATTAACTTTAGGTTTCTTACTTAAGGCCATTGTAAACTCCTATTGTATAATTAAAACTCTGGTGTTATATCTATAACAGGGATATTATCTTTCTTCTCTACATATTCAATGGTAAGACCACCTTCCATACTATGTCTATGTTCTACTACATCAACTGGCCTTTGTCCTGCACGATCTAATACATCCTTAGCAGCCAACATCCTTGCACTAATGCCCATTTCGGCATTGTTAACAACACCAACCATTAAGCCAGCAGCATTACGACTGCCTTCTACAAACATATTACGTACTTCACTAGCATCAGACTCTAAGATACTCTTAACCATTGTATCTTGTATAGTAGAATATGCATCAGTAGCTTTAATGTTAGCTATTTGCTCTAGTGATATTGAAAGTGCTAAAGAAATATCATCATCATTGATACCAAATAAAGTATAAGATAAGACAACACTAATAGTATTCATCTGATGAGAAGGAACCGGGAGATCACTTAACCTCTTTCTTGAGGCAACAATCTCCCGTTTAATCTCTGCTGTATTAGGAACTTCTACTAATGGCTCATCTATTACAATAATCCCATCTATGGGATTAACACGAGTTCCATCAGCTAGTATAAGAGGTTCTGTCCCTTGAGGTAACATTAGTTAATACCAATATCATTCGCTTGTTTAAGTTCTAGGATTCTTTCTAGAATAGCAATCTTCTGTTCATCAGGAAGATCAAGAGCACCTAAGATACCACCAATTTCTGCTTCAGACTTACCAACCAAACCTAATTGTTTAATAGCTACATCTAATGGATTATTTAAATTGTCAGGAGCATCTATAGATGATGGAGGGGTTTGTACTTTAGGTGGGGCTACTGGTGATGGGACAGTAGCAGGGAGGTCCATAGAAACATTACGAGCAGTATTAGGAGTAGTCGCTGGTTCTGGTTTTGAAGTAAAGGCAGCAGCAATATCATCCCCAATAGTACTAACAATATCTTTGCCTTTATCTACTGTACTACCAATTGCATTACTAGCTCCTGAAATAAACTCTCTTATAATTCTTTGTGCTTCTGCTTGAGAGTCTTCACTAGTAACAGGTAAATTAGGACGATCAGGAATTTTTATCCCTGAAACCTGATTGCCTGTTGAACTAGGACGAATAATATTAATAGCAGCTTCTCTATTAGCATTTCCAGCATCTTGTGTAGATGGAGATTCAAATTGATTAGATATTCTATTAGTTCCAGCAGCTACAGAATCTAAAAGCGCATTAGTACCTGTACCAAGTACTTCTGGAATTTTATCCAATAATTTCATAAAATTTGATCTATCATCAGATGCTGTTGATACATTTGTTTTTAGTTGTGAAGTATCAGGAGATGGAACAGCAGGAGATGGAACAGCATTAGTAATACCATCTACAAGATCACCACCTGTAGGTAATTCTGTTGGTACAGAAGATGTAGGTACTATTTCCGGTAAATTATTTGCTATAAACTCTTCTTTTGGTCCTACTTTAGTAAGATCAGGCCCTTCAGGAAATACAGAAGGTGTAGCAGGTATACCAGCAGCTTGTGCCTTAATTAATGACTGTATTTGTGGATCTGTAGGTACTCCACCAGCATTACTAAAGTCTGCTTCCTGCATTACATCTTCTACACTAATAGGAGCAGATTGTGCAGCAAGTATCTTTGCTTTAAGTACTTCCTCTTGTGATAGCAATGCTTCTAATCCATCAGGAGTAAAACCACCACCATCTCCACCAGTAAATTCACCTTCAAAGTCAAAACCTTGCGATAACTCAGCAAGACGTTTTTGTTGTTCAGCAACTGTATGGTTAGGCATGTTTAACGCCCCGAATCTTGTTTTCCACCACCACCGTTACCGGATAAGTCTTTCATATCAGTAGTAGCAAGGAACCGTTGTGATCTAGTATCCCCAGGAAGTAATTCACCTTGAATAGATGTTACATCGGCAGCACTAGCAGCACGAGCAGTATTAGGAGTAGCTGACGTTTCATTCTTATCTACTACAGAATCCATAGATTCATTACTAGTAATAGTACGAACACCACCAGCAGAATTAGTTCCTCCTGGCGTTGCTATAGCATCAATCTGACTACGAGTAACACTCATAGATGTTGAAGGACTACTATCAGTTAATAGAGTAGATAAAATCTCACCATAAGTTTGCATACCACGTTTCCGTAGAATCCGTGTTAGGTGATAGCGATTAGGCGAACGACCACTAAGTAATGTAGCATTACTAGTATCTTCACCAATAGTTCCATTAGGTGCGTATGTAGTCATAACTCTTATCTCCACTTAGTTGTTTTGTCAGTGACTATGAATGAAAAGACACACATCTATTTAAGATTATGTATCGGACGGCCCTGTTGAAGTTAAGAATTAAAATAACATGATTTAGTATATATGTCAACCCTTAATTTATAATATAACTAATTTACGGGCGACGAAAGTCGCCCGATCTCGCATCTACTAACTATTAATAACCATCAACAACTATTACCATTAATAAAAAATATACAGATAACATATCAATATCTAGACGGTCTTATTGTTTTATGGGGGGCATTAACTGTTACTAACTTTTCTTAATGGGTGGGATGAGTGATCTGATACAAGCAAGAAAGATATTGACCTAAACACCATGTTTTAAATGATAGGGGGCATTAGTTGTACCTAGACCCATCCCCCCCATCGTATGTATGTGACATCAACATGACATTAACACCTAGCTATGACCATCTAAGCATGAGTTAGGTGTATATGATGACAGTTATCATTATCTATCTAACTATCCAATGATATCAATGCGTAACAATAACAGAGGAGTATGGTATAGATGTATAGAACCATACACAAGGTATAGTATATGATACTACATATAGGGTTCATCCGTATGTTGGAGCACTACATAGAGTATAGGTCTATACATATATAGTATGCATTTCGTGTGTGCTACTGTAGTATAAGGGAACTGATTGCGTTCCCTTATGAACCCTTGCAACCAACTACTCGTAGTTGGAGACGATAACCTGTCGCGTCAGGTTAAACACGCTAGAATAGAGAACGCACAACAAGAGGTTGTCCGTCTGATTGCCAAGTACTGTCGTGGCAATCATGCTGCGGCTACTAACACGCCCGACCGTAGATAAAGGTTGCCTAGACATTGCAGTAAATTGGCTTAAGAGTTAGATGCCAATTGACTACACTGGGCAACACTACAAGAAACGAGGAGCTATGCCTCGTTTCTCTATATCTCTTGGTCTTATTGGTATATGCGCCCTCTCAAGAAGGGCTAATACCCTTTACGACATTGGCTCTGTCAATGGCTCGCTTGTCGCTCGGCACTAAGACAGCGAGTCCTCTTCGAGTCCCGTACTGAAAACCGGGTGGCTGGTAAAGAGACACTGTAACGCTCAGGAGTTTGGTAGACGTTCTATACCGTAACAACTATTAGTTCGCTCGTAGCAAAGCACCGTCCACTCGTTCCTCGTGTACTATATTTGTGAGAAAGAAACAAATATTCCTTTACTTCGCTGCTAATACTGGACAGTCGCTCGATGGAACTCGCGCCATTACTACTCCCAACACCGACTGCTTAACACCGAGTCGCAACATCGGCTCACGCCGCCGAGTGGCGAGAGGACCACTGTACAGTTTGTCGCAGCCTTATACCTCGCTAGTCTCTTTAGCAGCCGCCAACGGTTTTCAGTTCTCGTGTGTTGTATTAAGCATTAGAAACTCAACCTCTCTGGTTGGGTGGTGCTTCTTCGGAAAGGATTTATCTCATGTCTAACATTAACCCTCTCACACCTGATACTACATTTACCAATCAGTTTTCATTCACGGTTGAGGAGCTTGGCTTAGTTATCAACATTGATCTTGCTACTCCTAAGTTCTTAGCTCTTCTCTTCATCGAAGATGTCCTCACTTGGGACGCGATGATCCAACTAGCTGATGCTGCTGCAACTGCTGATCACTATATCTATAGTGTTCACTTCACTGCGAGTGGTACTACTCACGACCGTCTTGCTATCTTCACCAATACAGATGCAGCAACAACAGCCATCAAACATCTCATTGCTGGATGTACGGCTGACAAACAATCAGGCTTCAAGAAATGGTTCCCCTTTGCACGAACAATCAAAGGGACCGAGACTCAACTGTTCCATAAGCGTAGCCATCGGATAGATGACTCTAACGTTGAAGCTATACAATACTAATATCTCATCTCGTGGATAGGGCATCTCGCTCTATCCACGAGGTTTTTTTTAATCCAAGCACAGATCGGGGGTATAAGCAGCCTTGTTAGTGCCAATAGGAGTTATCACAATGTACGATATCAACAAGCATGACTTAGTAGACATATTCAACCACACCGTAATCAAAGAAGAGGAGGATGAACGTAGATGTGTACGTGTATTCAACAGGTTCAATAATGAAACTGATGTAATTGAAGAGATACGTTTAACAGTACATAGGAGCAACAACTAATGACTAATGAACCACACATAACTAAGACAAGGATCAAGTCTAATCTAGAAGAAGCATGTGATAATCTACATATGATTATGGATACAGAGTTAACACAGTATAGTTTAGATATACATGGTGAAGGTTCTGGAGAGTATGAGTTAGCTAAACAAGCTCTCATCTTAATACGTAATCATATGAATTTGGAGGTATAAGATCATGAGTAACAAATATAAAAGGTATATGGCCCCTAGCACCGACTTAGAGGCTCTTTACACCCACATAGACCCACACTTCAGTACAGGCTTGGGTTTGGGTGGGAAAATCTTATTGCTGATTAAAGGATGGAGAGACATATGCACAGTAAATGGACTATTAGGAATGGCAGATACTATTATGAAGATGTTGTTGTTGGTATCAGTCATGGGAATATTGATGATAATCTTAATGGGCTTGATTATACCAGGTACTGTGTATTTATAGACCATGTAACACTTAAGAAAGCTTCAATTAACAATCGTAAAGATTGGAGTAGACCACTCAAGCATAAATTAGCCTTGACTGCAAAGAAGTTCTGCCATCTGTTGAGCAGATACAATGAACAAGGGTTTAATGACATGCCTAAGTGGATTAAGGATCAGTTCTTAATAAGAGTTACATATCTTAAGCCACGACAAGCCACTGAGATTGAACAGTGGGAGACAGTAAGCGATGCATTAGAACATCGTATCGTACATAAGGAACTTACTATATCTGATTACTATAATACAATCGTAAAAGGTAAATCACACACAATAACTTAGGAGTATCACATGTTTAATTTCAAACAATACGTTTTCGATCTCACAGTAGACCAAGACAATCAAGAGCGAGTCGATGCTGAACAGGCATTGGAAGTTAACCAAGTACTATATGGCGATCCTTGGTTAGTAAGAGCACATACCTTTGGTGTAGCTGGAGCGATGCAACGACAAGTTGAATTTGTAATGGGTACATTGTTACCTCAACAAGAACAGAAGCTCGCTAGATTAAAGAGTGATGGAGTATTAGGTGAAAGCTATGTAAATGCTGCATGGAATACAACTGATACAACTAATGCAACTGACCCTCATATCAATGATGAAAATCCTACTCAAGAGATTGATGATTGTGAGATGTTTATCGAACAACTACGATCAAGGGTACTAACTGCATGTATTCATTTCATCGTCAATCTAATTGTACATGATGATGTTAGTAAGGATTTAAATCAAAAAACATATGGTCAAATCCAAGCTACATCGGCTGCTAATCGTAAGGCTCGTATGGTAGCTTAACTAACTAATGGGGAGTAGGGCTTATGCTCTACTTCCCATCTTTCTTTTTTATATTGGCCTCTCTCTGGGTAAATCCTCCCTTGTTAGTGGCTAGGAGATTTACTATGGAATGGCTAATCGCATCAATTATACTATCAATAATATTCGGGAGCATATGGTAATGAGTGAACTTAGACGTGGACACTATGACTACTTAAAAGACACTATTAAGAATGATCCTGATATCAGTGAATACATTCGTAACCTGATGTTAGCCTTGTTATTCGTATACTTTAAACGTGATATGAATAACTTTCGTTCTGATAGATGGCTTAGTGCATTAGGCCCTAATGTTAAGGAAAGGTTCAATGAAATCATCACCAATGATACGTCCCATACCTTTGAAGTTCCCACTACCAATGGACATAAAGGTACTTAGAGTTGAACGTGCCAAAGACTCATGGCGTATCTGGTTAATGGCTAATGGTGATTACTCACTAGGTACTTTTATTCAACTTGTTGACGATGGTACTGTTAATAGAGTAACTTGGCATAATGATGGTACAGAATCAGTCTTTGAGGTAATTAACAATGCCGAGATATAATATCCCTAGTGATGTCTTTAAGCACATAGATATGAAAGATGGTGATACTAATGTTTGCTGGCCTTGGAAGAAGACAACGAACGCCAAAGATGGAAGACCTTACTTCACGGTCAAAGGGAAACGTAGGCCATCATACACTGTTGCACTCGAATGCTATAGTGGAATGTTACAGACGGAAGGGCAAGTGGCGAGGCATAGTTGCGATAATCCTATTTGTTGTAATCCCCATCATCTTAGTTGGGGGACTCATCAAGATAACATGGATGATATGGTAGAAAGGGATAGACATGGACTTCCACGAACAGTTATTCGAGCTATACGTACGTTACTTAGCGAATCACGGACACATCGAGACATCGCCGAGCTTTACGGGGTTTCTAGAGAAACTATTACAGCAATTCACAACGGGAAAACTCACAAAGGAGTTGACAAAGAGGAAGACAGCGAGTAATATGTAGTAGTCAACCTCCCTGTTGATTACTCCGACTCAAGCCCCTGTACTTAATTGTGCAGGGGTTTCTTTTACCTTGACTTATGTGTGACAAGGTGGTAAATTCATTCTATTGATCCAATGAAGGACAAGGAGTTAAATATGAATAACATTACAACATTATATCCGGTAGAATCACCCTTCCAATCTGAATCAGAGTTATACTTTGAGACATGGGAACGTCCTGTGTTCTTTAAAGGTAAGAATGATATGCATGAGATGCCTGATCATAAGGCTATTGTACGTATGTGGGAAGATGAACCTAAACAGATAGGATTAGTAGGTAAGAACTATAAAGTACTACCAATGAAGGATATCTGCCAACAAGTAGAACAAACCTTCTTAGAGACTATGACTGAGAAGGAACTCTCTGATGTCAGAACCAAAGACTCTACCTCATATTATGGTGGTTTATGTCACAGAGAATACATTTTCCCATCTATCAACACCGATATTGGGTCTTCAAAATCATCCGTCGCCTTTCGAACTATCATTATTAATGGGTATGATGGCTCATCCAGTTTCAAGTTTTACAACGGAGCTATCGACTTCTTCTGTACAAATGGAATGGTATCAGGAATATACGATATGACTATTAAACGTCATACTGCTGGACTAACAGTCCCTAGTCTTGAAGGTAAGTTACGTAGTAGTATTGATATCTTCTATAAGCAAGCTGAGACATGGAGTAAGTGGGTAGGTAAAGAGATTAGTGATGAAAATGCAGAAGATTGTTTTTATGCTATCCCTAACATCAGTGATCGTCGTGTTGCGCAGTTCATGCGCCAATTTCACATCGAATGCTTATCTCACGGGCGTACAGTATGGGCCTTATATAGTGCAGCCACCTTTTATGCAACACATAATGAAGGAGACTTCACTGTACGTGAAACAGGACAACAACATCAAGCAGCTACATTGATGAATAGAGAGAAACAAATCCGTAGTTGGTTGAACACTGAGAAATTCCTAGAACTTGCAGCTTAATATTTGAAGGGGAGCTTCAATGACATTTAAAGAGAATGATATCGTGCGTCTTGTTAGTAAAGACAACGATGGCGAAGCTATGCGAGTGTTAGACACTAGTGATACAGTGGCACATGTAGCAGCAGCTAAAGGAGAACGCTGGTTAGACATGGGAGACTTAGAGATAGTCCCTGATACTAATAGAGTAACTGTATCTATGAATCTTGATCAACAGATAGAAAGTGAGCTATCATCTATTGGGTATTCTATTGATAGAATACGAGACTTAATGAATGGGAGGATATAATGGATACTGTAGATATAGCACGATACTTTAAAGAACTTGATGATAAAATGAATATCGCAGTAGAATCAGTTAAACATAAGATGGATAAAGATTTTAGCACTACTAGTAAGATGAATGATGAAGCAGCATTTCAAGCTGATGCTCATGGTACTATGGTAGACTTTCTAATCTCTAGTAAACTTAATGCAGTATGGAAGAAAGCATATGATAGAGATAAGAAGTCTTTAGATATTGCTGCTAAAGAATTGGGTATTGATAGTGAAGGTGAGGCATCGGTTACTAAAGAAGTATACAGTTTCAATAGCTTATTATATAAGAAACGTCAGAATAAGGATGGTGTAACTACCCTT